TATAGCATAGTATATTTCAATTTCTTCTTGTGTATAATATAGTTCAGTGTACATGACATTCCAGTCAGTCTTTATGATTTCGAGAACAACATCATCTGCATTTAACTGAATCTGATTAATCATAGTTAGACCAACATCATTAGAATACTGAGCTCCACCAGTTAAAGGCGGTAAAGTGCACTTTAAGTACATATTTTGGAGAATATCACCCATTTCTTTTGGATGAAGATTAAACATAATTTTTTGGTTAAATGGCCAGTTTGTTGAACCATCGTTATTAAGTTGTATACTTGCAGAATATTTTGTAAATTGTGTATGTTGAATATTTTTAAACTGAAAAAATGAATCGCCTACATTACTTGTTAAATATGTATCTTGTAGACCAATGGCATCAAGTGAAAGAACCGCACCTGTACCAGCCTTTCCGATTATTGACTCGGGTTTGCACTCCATTATTACTACTGTTGTACCATATTTTTAATATCAACTTTCCACATGTCTAAAATAGCTGTGTCCCTAAGAAGTTCAAGCTCTTCAGTTGCCTGGGTAGACTCTTTTGTCAACTTTGCAATAGCCTCTTCAGTATACTGATATGTCTTGATATCCAAGAGGTAATCAAACGCGCCAAACTTTCTCATCAGTTCATCTTCCAAAGAACTCTTTTTTCTTTTGAAGATTATGAGATCGCCGTCAACAACTTGTCGAACAAACTTTGCCTTGTTGCTAAGAACTTTAGCCTTTTTTGTTAGTTCCTTAATCATGTTTTGTTTACGCATGGTGTAATACTTGACTCGAATCTCTACAAAATCGGTAAGTATTTCTTCGGCTGTCATGTACTTTTTTATTCCACTTGTAGGGTGGAACAAGTGCATGTTACTTGTTCTAATAGTTTTACTCAACTTGAGATCCTTGATGAGATCATGACCCTGATAATCAAAAATCTCAAAGTAAACATCATTTGTAGTTGAGTTATTCTTGTACCCCGAAATAATCTTTTTTTCACAGAGTTCATCAAGATACTCCTTATAATCCTGAATCCATCTACCTGGAGAAAGTTCAGTGACTGTAACAGTTGTACCACTTACTGTATACAGTCCCTGTGTAGACCAGGCAAACTTATCAACTGGGTCCTGTGTTATCGCCCCCTTGAAACCTCTGAACCACGGAACCATGTTTACAATTGGAAGACCCCTGAGAACTCTTTCAATGTTGTCCCTGATATCAACCGGGTTAAACGGTGGAACATAACAACTAAATCCGGTTCCAATTCCCTCTGTTCCATTTATCAAGACTGTTGGTAAGACTGGAACAAAAAACTCGGGTTCAATCTGTTTTCCTTCATCTGATAGATACTTGAGAACCGGATCATCTCTTGGATCAAAAAGTTTTCTGGCATCGGGTGTCAACTTTGTGAATATGTATCTCGTCTGACTTGCATCTTTTCCACCCATCAAACGAGTTCCAAACTGTCCACAGGGCTCAAGCAAGTGTATATTGTTTGAACCTGTGAAATCATGAGCCAATTTAACAATTGTTTCCGCCAGTGAAACTTCTCCATGATGATACGAAGTCTTTTCTGATACATATGAAGCCAATTGTGATACTTTCATTTCATCATGGGTAAGACCCTTTTCAAAACATGCGTAGAGAACCTTGCGTTGAGATGGTTTCAGACCGTCACACATATTTGCAACAGACCTTCTGAGATCAGCAAGACTAAAATTTATGAGATCCTTGTGAATAAACTCTGAAATCTGTAAACCAGAAATTGAACCATAATTAACCTCCTTTGTAGAAGATGAATTATCAAGGAGCCATTGCTTCCTATCATCCGCCTTGGACTTGTCAAATGCCAAAACAATTGCATCCTTTGAAGATTCGTCAGTCTGAAACGAAACTGTAAGTTGTTTGATATTCTTGAAGTACTCGCGGGCTTCTACAGATGTCGAAGTTCCAAGTCCCTTGTAATACTTGATTTTCCACCCAGTTTTACCATTTTCATACCAAGCTCTAAATGAAGAGTCTGTGTAAAATGAATGAGACTCGGACCCCTTGACAGCCTTAATAATTGGGGTCACCATACTCACAACAAAATCAAGTTTTAGGAGACTTGGCCAAAAGTAATGAATCATATTGAGTATAAGCCCCTTGATGTGACTCCCATCATTGTCAGCGTCTGTCATAATCATCAACTTTCCATATCTAAGTTCACTCACTGTTGTGTACTCTTTGCCTTGTTGGAGACCTAAAATCTTTTTGAGGTCATTAAACTCTTGATTTGCCAAGAGTTGTTTGACGCTTGCATCCCTGACATTTTTACACTTTCCTCTAAGTGGAAAGACTCCATACAAGTCCCTTCCAACAACAGAGAGTCCAGAAACTGCAAGGGTCTTGGCAGAATCACCTTCAGTCACAATAAGAATACACTTTTCAGATCTTGCACCGCCTGCAAAGTTGGCATCATCAAGTTTAGGAATGCCTGTAATCTTAGATTTTCTTGCACCGTCAGTCTTTTTGAGTTCCTTGAGTTCCTTGAACTTGGCAATTGCAAGAACTTCATCTTGTATTCCAGTCTTGAGAATACTTTTTATAAACTTTGGGGTAACTTCAAACTTACTTCCAAAATCATTCACCTTCAAAGTGCACTCAGATTTAACTTGGCTACCAAATGTAGGATTTACCAAAGTTGAGCGAACCATGACAAAGAGTGTCCCCTTTACATTTTGAGGTTTCAAAACAATTTTTTTAGATGCAAGTTCTTCAATGATGTTACTTACAAGTACACTCACAACATGGTCTACATGAGTCCCACCTTTTGTAGTACAGACTCCATTGACAAATGAAACTTGTTGAAATCCATCACTACTTGGTGCAACAGTCACAGACCACCTTTCAGTGTTGAGACTTGTGACCATCACATCCTCTCCTAAATACATTTTGGCATATACCTCTGTAGTCATCTGCTCAAGATGTTTCTCTTGAAAAAAAATTTTACAGTTTGAACTTGTACAGACAACTGCGTCATAGACCCTCTTTTCAATAATTTTAAAAAAGTCTTGATCAAGATGAGTCATTCCAAAACGTTTCCAATCTGGTACAAATGTAATCTTGACAGATGAGTTTGTATATGCATGCTTTTTAACAATCGGTTCATCAACTTGAGACATGTTATTGGTCCAAGACTGTTTGTAATGTAATTTATTTTCAGCATCACAAATTTCAACTGTAAATAAACTTGAATAAATATTGGCAAGTTTAGCACCGTACCCATTTCTACCACCAACTACACGCTCTTGTGTATCATCATAGTTTGTACTTGTAAGAAGATGGCCGAATGTCAATTCTGGATTCCAGATACCCTCAGTCTCATGTTTTACAACTGAGATACCGCCAAGAGGGCCATTGTTTCCAATACAAATTGAACCAATTTCCTTGTCAACAATTACACTAATACTCTTGACAAGTTTTGGGAACATTGAATTTCTATCAATTGCATTCACAAGTATCTCATCAAATATTTTTAGGAGAGCTGGTGAATATGTAAGATTTTGCTGTATAAATTTATTTTCACTGAGAATCCAGGACTGTTCAGATGTGGGTGCAGTTGGGCCAACATATGAATCAGGGCGCTTGAGAATATGCTCGAGATGGGAAATCTTTTGAATAGTCTCCATTTTACTTACTAACACTGTGAACTATTTTTTTATCTGCTTAATATAAATGTGGATGAAAAAAAAGTTTATCATTCCAGCACTATTTTGTAGGTTTACCATGGTACAAGTGTCCTCAAAATTTTGATTTTAAAACTCTTTCGTGTTATAAAAAAAACCCCGATTCAGTAACAAATCTCAAAGTTTCATTTCTTAAATGAAGTCGCAGTCGCATAAGCAAGTTTATCAACAGCCTCATTCAACGGGTGACCGTTATGAGCCTTGACCCATTTCCAAGTTACATGGGGTCCCGCAAGATCGTCAATTTGTATCCAGATTTCACGATTTTTAATAGGTTGACCAGCGGCTGTCTTCCACCCATTCTTTTTCCAGTTGAGTATCCACTTGGTAATTCCATTCTTGAGATAACAACTATCTGTATAAATAGTAACAGGCTGTTTTCCAGTGTGTTCCAGACACTTGAGGGCAGCCGTGAGTTCCATTGCATTGTTTGTAGTATGTTCAAGTCCGCCAGAAAGTTCAAAACTTGGACCAATTACAGCCCACCCACCTGGTCCGGTGTTTCCAAGACAACTTCCATCTGTATAAACATCCATATTTTTATAAATATATAGATTATAAACTTTAATTTGTATAAAATTCACCAACTTTGTTAGTACACTTGTACATGTTTTCACGAAGATAACATACAAATGAAAGTCTTTCACCGGATAAAATCTCTGTATTACAATGAACTTCATGACTATTCATTAAAAGTACATCACATGATTGAACATCAATACCTATATTGTATTTAGGAAATCCTATAATTCCACCAGTGTGTTCCCCGATGACAGTTAGATTTCCTAGACCTTCTTTAAAGTCACCGCTGTCAGTGTGACAAGCAGTTCTCCAGTTGTAATTACAAGTTACAGTGCTAAATGCAGTATCTTTTATAATCAAGTCTTGATGACAAAGAGTACTGTGTTCAAGTTGCCTCTGGTACTCTTCTGGGGCATGCGTCTTGTAAACTTCATTGATACACTGAAAAAATGGTTCACTCTTGGTAAATAACTCGGTATTTTTAGAATTAAAGGATGTTAATCTACAAACACTCTTACCAGGAAACTTCTTCTTG